CTGTATTATTATCTTTTAAAGAACTAACATTTAATTCTCTATCAAAATTATAATATATTGCACCAGAATATGTTTCAAATGTTGCCAAATATTCTTGTCTAAATGTTCTTTCATCTAAATCATTTTTGGCTTGTTCTACTTCATCACTATCAACTTGACCACCATCTAATGTTGTAAATTGAAATGCTGACCAGTCATTATCTTCATTGCCCTTGCAATATAGATCGTATGCATAATTACCAAACCCTCTTGGTGTACCACAAAAAAGAACATCACCTTTTCTGTCTGATAATGTTGGTCGTAATACTTCAAACCATGCTTGACTTGGTATATCGGCAAATTCGTCCATTACTAAGAAGTCAAGTCCGACACCTCTGAGTGAGTCGTAAGACCTATCTGCTCCTCTTAATGCAATAGTGCTACCATTAATCAATATAATTGATAAATCACTTTCATTGGCTTTTTTAATCCAATTTAAATCTTTTAATCTTTCTTTTAGAGAACTCCAACAAACTTGTTTTGCCTGTCTGTATGTTGGGCAAACAAACCAAACTTTTCTTTTTGGTACTGAAGCATACTTTATTAACTGTCGTATTGCTAAATGTGTTTTACCAAATCTTCTTCCAGTTATTAAAACTTTAAACCTAGATTTGTCTTCAACTACCTTTTTCTGTGCTGTTGTTAATGGCATCAATTTTTATTCTTATGTTTACTTTACGACCAGCATAATCACTACTAAATATAAATTCTTTTTCTTCTGTTGGTTTCAAAGTATTAATAGTTTGATTTAGCCACTGCATTATCTTTTGATTATCGTTCACAATTTAAAGCCTTTTTTCCAAGCCTCAAGTGACCAATAAGCGGCAGAAAGTGTTTTCTGTCCTTTAACTCTTTTCAGAATACCACCCATTCTAGCATCAAATGATCTTTTTCTAGCTGGATTATTCTTTTTGATACTCATTTCTTTGGAACCAAAATTAATTTTTTTAACATTGCCAGTTGATCTATCTTTTACAAAAACTTTAAATTTTTTAACATCACCTCTCATGGGTTTGTTTAATTTAACTTTTCTGCCTCTGTATTCTGCCATAATTAATCAATAAATGGTAAAGGTTCAATCATACCAGAATTATCTGGTGTATCAGATTGACCTAATACTTGTTTCCCTAAAAATATTTGCATTGTTACATTACCGTTCTCTGCTGACTTCCATTGCATCTGTCTTAAACGCATTTTGCACTCTGCCCTCCCTTTTGTCAGATATTCGCCATAACGTCTAATGGTATTTTCAGAGCAACCGAAAAAATCCCCAATTTCGGTGTTTGTGCAACCTAATCTTGCAAGGTTCTGTAATTGCTTTGTATCAATATTGTGTTTCTTTGGTCTTGCCATAGTTCTCCTCTTTTAAACTGTTTGTATCAGTGCCTCTTACGAGTCAAATTTTTTTAATTTCAAGCCATAATTATTTATGCCTTGTTGTATTTCAATATCTTTCTTTTTAATTAATTTATTTTCTCTTTTAAATTTATTGTAGTTAACATGGTGGTGCCATCTACCATATCGCCAAACTAACTTAGATACATCTGGGTGTAATCTAACTTGCATTTGAGATTTTGGTATTGTTCCCTCTTTTGCATAAAATGCCTCAGTGTTACCACCTTTTAAAACCTGTGTGTTGGTTTTTTCTTGAAGAAATGCATTAAATTGTACTGTACACCAACCACCTTTGAGCATTTGCAAAGATAAATCTGTATCTTCGTTATATCTGCCTCTCCACCTAAACGGAACATCATTTCTAATTAGGTTACAACTATAAATTCTAGTATTTACAGTGAATGCACCGTAATTGTGTCCCCATTTATCAATAACAAAAAAAGAATAATTTGGTCCTGCCATTGCAATATTATCATATCGTAATACAAAATCTTCCATCACCTTAAAAGGTGTACCATCATAGCATTTATATCTTTTGTTTTTATTCCATCTACGAAATAATTTTATATTATCGTCCATCACCCAATGCCATTTATAGCCTTCAGATATAGAATGATCCCAAATAAAATTTCTTGCGGCTCCTGGTCCCTTTGACTTTGTACTGCCAAGATCATCACAAGTATCGTAATCGTCTTGATATTTTTTATCTAATACCAGTAATTTTGATTTATCAATTACATCTGCGTACGTTTTATATTCTTGATCTTCTATAACTAAACGAAATGGTACATTCATTTCTTCTAAAACTTTTGCTGTAAGCCTACTATCTGCTCTACCTTTTGTTGGTATATACAAAGGGAATTGTGGGTTATTCTTTGACATACCCCTTGTCTTTTAAAACATTGTTTTCAAGTTTAGGAAACCAAATAAACTTTGTTTTATCGGTTACATCTTGTTTGATTATTTTAAAAAAAGTTTCTAATGCCTCTTTGTTCTGAAAATGTACATGTATTGTTCTGTGTGGTGACTCGTCTTGGTGTGTAAATTCTGGCATATCTTGCCATTCTTTTTCAGTATCTAACCAATCTGTTCCTGATCCATCAAAATTTATGATTGCATCTAATTCTTTGTCACCAAAACCAAGATTATTAAGGTCAAACCCTTTTCCCATTAATTTTTCTAATTCTTGATGTAGTAACTCATAATCCCACTCAGAATATTCGTTAGTCTTGTTATCGGCAATGCGATAACCTTTTATTTGTTCATCTGTTAAATTTTTAGCAATAACAACTGGTACTTTTGCCATTTGTAATTTTTTGGCGGCAAGATACCTTGAATGCCCTACAATAATAATATTATCTTCGTCAATAACTATTGGTTGTTGCCAACCATATTCTTTTATAGAGTTTGCAACCTTTTCAATATCTTTTTTCTTACGAGGATTGTTTTCGTAAGGCTTGATATTTTTTAATTCAAATTCTGTAATTTCCATCGCACATAATCTGGGTTGTTTTTTTCAATCTCTGTATAGTGTGTTGCCATACCATTGACAGTATCCTCTTCATTTTTGCCTTCTAGCTGTCTAACATAATATATTGCGTGTAGCAACTCATGTTTTACAAGATCAACAGCTATTGATCCGCCTTCTTCAATTATATCTTCATCTAAGTATATAATCATTTGTTTACTATGAAACGAACCTTGTTGCTCTCCAATTTCATAGCAAATGTGACTATTTATTTTAATTAAATTTATTCTGTAATGAGATAGTCTTATAAATTCTGGTAATTCAATCTTATTAGTTGAATTTTTAGGCATTTTTATACTTCTTCAAGTTCTATTGATTTACAGTAAAACTCAAACGATTTCATAGATTGATTATTTAAAGTGCCATGTTTTTCAAACAAAGTTACAACCAACTCGACTTTATTATAAAAAATATACTTGTGGCATTTTTCTACACTATCGAATTTTGTTTTAACATAATCTGTATGTACAAAATCTGGTGTGTTAAAATACAACATTGAAGCTGTAATTATCCAAATCATTTACGTTTTTTCTTACGCAAATCTAAGTCGTGCTTTCTTGAACCTCTTAAAAAACTATTAACTCTGCCCATTGACCATGCAGCCATGGGTACTCTTCTTGAGCCAGAACTTAAAAAAGCACCTTGCCCTCTTCGATAAACTTTAGCCAAAGTACCATATGTATATCTTTTTGATGCTTTTGCTTTTCTTTGCAATGTAGCTTTTACTGAAGCCGATAGTGGTTTTCTTTTGACTGCCATTATAATTTATCTCTTTTTCTTAATAAAGCTCTTGGAATAACTTTCCCTGCCTTATATAAATTTGCTATTCTTTTCAATAAGTTAGCTCTTTCTGTTCTTTTTTTACCCTTTAATCCTGATAAGTATTTTTTTGGTAAACCAGATTTTTTGTCTTTAGGAACTTTTCTTTTTTTTGCCATTATTTACCTATTTTTCTTTGTGCAGATATGTGGGCTTCTCTAAATGTTTTGCCTTTTTTCATGTCTTGAGCCATTGATTTCATGTGTTTAAGGCTGTGATGTCTAGCATGACTTCTCATTGTTTTTTGTTGTCTCGGCTTGAGATCCTTGATTATATTTTTGATAGACGCAACCTTAACCATTATTTTCTCTTATTTTTCTTTTTTTTCTTTTTCTTTTTTTTCATTGATCCATGATGATATGGCATAGAAAACTCCCAAAAATTAAAATTAAATTGATGTATAATTACACGAATGGTAATTCTAATAACTTTTACGCTTGTCTGATTACAAAGTCAATAGCTTTGATCTAAAAATTTTTTAAATTCTTCTATTGCTTCTCTTAAACGATTTCCAGCATACGATCTATGCATCTGATATTTGGCGGCAAGTTCTTTTACTGTAAAATCTTCAACACATATTTTGTAAAGTATTTCAAACGCAAAATCACCAACCCATGTATGCGATCTAGATAATTTATATATCGCTTCAACTCGATCTACTGCAATGTCATTCCACCCATGAACATCACCAATCTTGTGAAAATTTGAGGTATAGCTACCAATACGAGACTTTTCCCATAATCTACGAAACTTTAGTGCTGTAAAATATTGTACGGTATTTAAAACTTTCTTTGATCTTAAAATGTCTAATGAACTTTCAGTTACATTAATCATTACAACTCGACCTTGACCTCGAGCCTTTTCTTTTTTTGAGCCAAGAAACTTTGGTTTTATTTTTCTTTTATCTTCAGCTTTAATTGCAGTCATAAAACAAGTCTAGCTGATTTGTCTTTTCTTGACTAATTAATTTTTTGTCCTGTCATGTAATTAAAGCTAACTTGTTCTTTTCCATTGGTAAAAGTTATTTCATTCCAAGTGTGAAAAGTCATAACATAACCATCAGGAACAGTATTCGGATATTTTTTACGAAAAAATTGTTCTGGTGTTATCTTCTTTTCAGTTACAATAGTATCTTCATCAAGCCATCTTTCTTGACTTAAAAATGTAGAAAAATGCGGAATAAACTCAAAACTTGATGCCTTTTTTACTATTTGATTATATTTTTCAACAATGGTGTCTTTATTAACTTTACCTTTAACTTGATTATACTTTTGTAAAGCAACCTTTTTACTACCTCTTTTTGCCTTTAATCTTCCCCATATTTCATTAAAATCATCTATATATATTATACCTTTATTATTACCTTTATTATGATTGTTGCCATGAGATTTGCCATTTGGTTTGCCAATTCCGTCTTGGTAATCGTCATAATTTAATATTTTTATGATGTTTGGGAAGTCTGCTGATTTGCCATTTGGTTTGACCTTTAGTATGCTATTAAATTTACATAATTTATCTAAATAATGCCTTGTTTTACTTTGATCCCAACCCCATGCTTCAGCAATATAAGATACTGAATGGCATAATTCACCTCTTTGCAATCTTACTGTTTGTGTGCCTATTGTAAAATCTCTTTCTGTAAAACTGGCTTCTAATAATAACCATAACCATGCACCAACCTCACAGAATTGTCTTTCTCGTTTATTTAGTGCTGGATGAAGTAAAATACTTCTATCAATCTTGATATAACCTTGCATATAAATTTTTCCTCTCTTTTAAGTAGTCCAAATGATCTTGTGTAATTTTTTTGCATGGACTTAACTTGGCATAATATAACGATTTTTCATACGGATTTATACCAAATCTTGCATAAAATTTAATCTCACCGAGATCATGTTGCATTTTATGAAATTGATAATGCATGGGTATTGTAAAATCTGAAGGTTTCAAACCAACCCCACCATCAGATAAAACTCTTATATGACAAGCTTGTACATCATCTTGACCAGATATTATACAAGTCTGTTTTCTAATAAAGTTGAGATGTTTTGCTGATCTATACATAAGGGCAAACTACAGTGTAAAATAAATTACATGGAGGAAAATTGTAATTTGCCCCGTACAACACACTAAAACTCACAAAAAATAAGTCAATATTTTGTTTACAGTTTACCGAATATTAAATATTAATAGATTAAGCTGAAAATTTAACAATTGGAGGAAATTATGAAGCTGTTCACAAAATCTCAACTATCAAAATTAGTTGAAAATCACAATCAACAAGACGGCAGTAAATCTTTTAAAGCTGTTGTCAAACTTTTCAATCCTACTGGACAAGGTACTTGGTATCTTTCAGAATATGATCCAAAGACAGATGTTGCATTTGGTCTTTGTGAAATATTTGAAAAAGAACTTGGATATGTAAGTATTGAAGAATTAAAAGAATATAAAGGAATGTTAGGTCTTGGCATTGAACGAGATTTACATTTTGAGTCTAATAAATATTCTTTGAGTGATTGCGAAAACTTATAATGATTACGATTGAGTCAAGCAGAAATAGAGATATAATTTTTAGGTGTGAAGATACTGATGTAAACAGAGCTATAATACATTTAATAGTTGCTATCTTTAATATGCTTGACCAATCGACAGAATATCAAATTGGAGGATTACATTAATGAAAGAAAAAAAAGCAACACCACTTGAAAATGGTTGGAAATATTTTGCAATTAATTTAGACATCATAGAACATGAACTGGTTAAAAAAAAAATGGATATATTGCAAGAAATAACTGGAAAAACAAAAAAACAATTATTTATTGAAATGATAGCAGACAGAATAGACAAAGAAGTAGAAAATGCAGATTTCAATGGATTAAAAGAAATGCAATTTAAAAATATAAAATATAAACGGAGGAAAAATGAAAAAGGTATTAATAGTATTAATTCTATTTAATCTATCTGCTTGTGCATCAATGCCACTTGTAGATAGTAGGGGAAAATCATCAGCCAATATTCAAGGAGACATGGACAGATACCATGATGATTACTATACTTGTTTAAGTTTGGCAGAAGATAATACCAACTTAGTTTGGGAAACATCTAAAAAAGGTTATAATTTATTAAGAGCAAAATTATTATGGTTACCACCAAAAGCAATAGACAAGAAAGCAACAATAGTGAAATCTTGTTTAGAGGGTAGAGGATATTCTGTATTATGGCAATAATAGATCGAATAATACATTTAACAGTAGCGATATGTTTATTGTTTCTTGTATATAACCAATACAAATACATTAAATCTGATTGGTGTAGTTATGAAATAGAAAAATTTTTATTTACTTTAGAAGATATAGCGGAGGAGTTAAATGTCAGGTAATCCAAGATTTATATGCAAAGAGTGTGGTGCAAAGTGCGATCACGATGAAATCAACGAGAAACATAT